CGACTTACAGCAGCAGGCATTTAACAATAATTACAAGGTTTCTTATGAATTACAGCGAATATTTACCTTATGCACGCCCACAAGAAAAGGAGAAGATAGAAGCCATTATAGCGGCGGGCTCAATTAACCAGGCATGTATTGATTTAGGGCAAGATCAGCGTAATATGCGGCGGTCTTTGAAGAACATGAGAGAGCGTGTGGCTAGGGAAGAAGGCTTTGCCCCTGAAGCTGGATTGAATCAGCCTACGGCTCCAAGCGAGATACTTAAAGGTCGCTCGTTCTTGAAGAAGGATGATGAAGGTACACTTACATGGTACAAGACTGCCTTTAAAGAGTCAGAGAATTTAGACATACTTCAAGACTTGTTGAGCAAGGCTGCTGAGAAAATGCAGACCATACCGCTGATCAAACCGCCAGCAGCAACACCCAATGAAGAACTATGTACTGTGTACACACTCACGGATTTCCATTTGGGTATGTTAGCGTGGGAAGGTGAAGGCGGGGTGCGTTGGGATCTACCTACAGCGAAGTCAGTAATGATAAACGCCTTCCAAGATTTGATTTCACAGAGTCCGCCATCAGAGTTCGCCATCTTTAATCAGCTAGGTGACTTTTTGCATTTTGACGGGCTTGACGCAGTGACACCACAAAGCAAACATGTACTGGATGCGTCAGGTCGATATGGCGAATGCATTGAGCTCGCTATCGAAGTAATCTGCGAAGTGACAGGGCTGCTATTACAGAAGCACCGCAATGTTAAGCTGCTTATGTGCGAGGGCAATCACGATGAATCAGGTTCGATCTGGTTACGCATTGCTATGAATAAGATCTTTGCAGACAATCCTCGTGTCGCAGTGAACACAGAAGCGCTGCCATTTTATGCAGAACAACATGGCGACATTTTGTTAGGATTCCATCACGGACACAAAGTAGCGAACAAACGCTTACCGATGTTGTTTGCCAGTGAGCCTAAGTTTAGAAAGATGTGGGGCGAAGCTGAGTACACTTATATCCACACAGGGCATTACCATCATCAGGAGCAAGAAATTGCAGAAGGCGGTGGCGCGATTGTAGAAAGGCATCCTACTTTGTCAGCACGGGATGCGTATTCGGCAAGGGGTGGATACGTGAGTTGGCGATGTGCCAGGGCGGTGACTTACCATAAGAAAGATGGTGAGCTAAGTCGGACAACGGCGAAGCCCAGATTGCATTAAAGTGGATCCCCATATTCATCCACTTCTCTATCATCTCCAAAGAATCCCTGATCAGGACAGCTAGCTGACTCACTGTAATCATCGTAACTCTTAGAGGGTGAATGACATCGAGAGTGTAGCAGCTTTATCTTGAACGGCCGATCTTTGGGGTCAGCATAGATTCCTTTTGTTCGATCACCATCCCCAAGCATCTCGTAAACATCAGCACCATCGAACACTCCATAGCCGTCATAGGCAGGGTCATGATAGTTTTTGTCTGGTGTAACGAGTACACAGTCAGACTTTTCTGGCTGGTGACTCCACTTGTTCATTACCGACTCGTTACATTCGGCGCATTGCCATGAAAAGAATCCCATAATTATTACTCCGTATTAGTTAAACATAGCTTACTTTTTTTTGTACACGAAACCTACACATTTTTGCATTAAAAAAGCTGGCAGGGATTCTGGCAAACCGACCATAAACTACCCGTCTCCACACTAAAAGCTGGCAGAATGATTGTTTTAACTTGTTGATTAATAAGGTTTTTGTATAGGCTACAAGAAGATCGAGTCTCTCCGTCCGCACCATACAACCCTTTGATTCATAAGGGATTTAATTTAGAGTCTGGCAAAATGCTGGCAGAAGGTACACGATTATGTACCTAATTCCCTATTTGTTTCTGATACGCTTCTTCTAATTTAGACCCGTGCCTCGCACCTGTTTGTTGAACAAACCGCGCGTAATGTTTTAACGTGGTTATGCTGGTTTCATGGCCCATTTGTCCCGCAACATATTCTAAGTCTTCTCCAACTTGCAACATGGTCGATGCGTAAGTGTGTCGAGTTTGATAAGGCACTCTATAACGAACTCCTGCTTTTCTAAGTACATCAACCCATTGATCACGTATGCTGTTAGTTGAACTCCAAGGATTGTCTGTGTTTGGATTTGTAAACACAATGTCAGCCATACTTGGCTTTACTGGAAACTTTTTAGGCGCTGGCATTCTAAGAAAGGTGTACTCTTTATAGGCAAGTAAGCATTGCATTGCAGGGCCAACTAAATCGACTGTCCGAAGAGAGGCTTGTGACTTAGGAGGTCGAAACTCATTAGGGCTCGCATCAACGATTACTTGGTCTATCCGAATAGTGCATCCGATGAAATCAACACGACTCCAACATAGACCTCTTATTTCTTCTGGGCGCAGTCCTGTGAAGAACTGAAACATCAGTTGTAATCCGAACTGTCTACGTGCAGCTCTGATGATGGCATCTCGTTCATCCCAAGAGAAGGGCTCAATGCGAGTGGCTTCTGGCTGTATAATAACTTTGGGGCTTTTTAGTTTTTTACCATACAAGGGGTTTACAGCAATAATGCCTTCTTCTATTGCTGAGTTAAGCGCATCTCGCAGAACAGCCACTCGTTGAGAGCGAGTTTTTGCTAGGACATCCATCTTTAAGGCCCAATCCTTAACATCGAGCCACGTTAAATCAACCACACGGATTTTAGCCAAAGGGGTTTTTAATACTTGGCCTTCAATAATTCGTTTATAAAATTTATGAGTGCCAGGGCCGATAGCATAGTGGTTGTTAAGCCAGTGCTTTAAGAAGGTGCCGAAAGTACGGCGATTGGAATATAGTTTTGCTCTAGGGGAGTTAGGGAACGTGGCTAGGTAGTCAAACGTCCCTGCTTTAATGGCTTCATTGATTTGAGCGAGGTGAACATAGCAGCGTTTTAAATTAGCGGGGGTGGGCTCAAGCTTGATTGGCTCGCGTTGCCGATCTTGGGGCGTTGGGTAGCGGAAGACGATCTCGATTGTACTTTTAGAGACTTCCCTGACGTTTGTGAACTGCTGCTTCTTCGGTCTACCCATGCTTCGTAGCCTCCTAGACTTATCAATATCCTATTATCAGGTGCTCTGGAGAATACCTCATTCTCTTGCCAGACACCTTCACTGATTTTAGAGCGTATAGCAACTTCTGTATAGCCTGACAGTTCTGAAAACTTACTTATGGTTACTCTGTCTAACATGGAGGCTCCTACAGTGTGTTTGTGTACTTACGCTATTAGCTCAACTACTATTGAGGGGTGAAAAAAAAAGATGTCGATTATTAAACTGGGGGCCCTTGAGGCGATGTTGATGTTGAATTACAGCCGATTGATATTTTAAATTCGGACTTTACTATTTTTTCAAATATTCCAAAAACAGGTTTAGTGATTGCAAAAGTATCAGTGTGGATTACATGCCACATCCATTGATTTTCTCGCATCCACGCCTTCTTTTTGGATTGATTGTTATTCAGATTTATAACTAACATTTATACCTTTTTTTTATAATTAGATTTATATGATGTAATAATCAAAAAAAATCCATTTTGCTACAAATGAACCGATTACTACGCCTATTACTTTAGTTCCCAGTTATTCTGGCGGTGAGTACCAATCACCATATCGCAAACTATGACATCTTCACTTTGAAGGTCATATATGCAATTGTCTTGCAGTTTCAGAATCTGCGTAATTCCCTTTTCGCTATAGAAGAAGCGTCCAACAAAACGATTTCCATCGTTAAGTTCTACGAACACTTCAGCCCCAGATTGTGGTTTAACACGATTGGAGCATACGATAAATGAGTCTTTAGCTATGTAGGGTAGGTAGTCATCTACATTAATCTGTACTGCGTAAGGTTCCAAGTCTCCTTGGACTTCAACAGATTGTATAGCGTCAATGGTAGGATTTCCTCTAATTGCGTAGCGCACAGCAATTGATACTTTAGGGTAAAAAGATGTGCGTACTGGTTCCATTAATTCAGGATAAATGTCTGAAGGGGAGACATTCATAGCCTGGGCGAAATTAACAACCGCAGTCATGTTCAAAGGAACTTTACCGAGGAAGTACTGTGATATGGCACTTTGTTGTTTGAGGCCCATTTTTTGGGCAAGTAGGGTTTGATTTAATCCTTCGTCAGCTTTAAGGCGATTATAGATAGAGAGAATACGTTGGACTGCTCGACTTTCTGCTTCGGGCGAAGCATCGGTTCCAACGAGTAAGCTCGCTTTAGCCATTGGGTGTCTTCCTGTAGTTTATATAGTTGTATGGATCTACGCCCATTCATACGTTGCTATGCCACTTCTTCGAGGCATGACGACATTATAAACTCAGCAACCCCACGTTTGTCAATAGCTGAACTACTAAAGGTATCTATGGTCACTTTTTGACTAAAATCAGTGATGATCAGGTTATCTTTA